TTAAAGGTAAAAAATCTTGTGTTCCAAATTCTGTTCTAGCTGGTCTTGCTCTTTGTAAAGCTTGTGGATCAGCACTTGTAGGTTTTGGTTCTAGTTGTGGAGATTTAGGTTCATATTCAGAACGATGAACCCATGCACCAGTCCATTCTCTAACCATTTCATTATATGGAAATGCCATACCTGATCTATCAGATATTGATAAAGCAAATTTACCTTGTGAAAAAGTAGTCATTAACTAATCCCCGGATAGTATATTTTAGGAGAAATATAAGTAGAGTTAGAAGAACCGTCTTCATCCTCTGCCCTTAATAATTCATCCTCATATAAAAGTTTTAATTCTTGTACTCTTCGTGGTGCATATTTAACTGCTAAATAATATGCTAAGCCTGCAATCATACAAGGTATAAATCTGTAAGGGACGTCGGTTGCATTTGTATAAGCACCAACATCATCAATTCTTTTTGTATAATAAAAATTAATATAGTTTCCATCTTGAGCTGCGCCTGGAGTTAAATATAAAGTCATTGTAACTTTGTCTATAAATCTTTGAACCCAGTATTGAGTAGGAAGACCAGTAGCAGTTTTATTTGAAAATCCTTGATACTGTGATCTACTAATTTTTGTCATTGGAGTATCAACCGAAGTAGATTTTACTCTATAATCTGCTTCTTGTATGTCTGTCATTCCATTTGGAAATTGTAAGACTGCATCACTTGTACTATGGCTAGCGGCAGTACTACCATTAACACCTCTAGTGCATCCTGTTAAATTTAAACTTGAAATTCCTGTATAAGTAATTTGTTCGCTGTTAATGGTTATAATTCCACCAGTTGTAGGCATTCCTGTAACTGAAGCAACTCCAATTGTAGCCACACTTGCATTTATTCCTGCAGATAAGGTAGTTGAAATACCGGAAGATGTTCCATCAGATGGTGAACGATAAAAAGTATAGACAGCTTGACTATCTACTAATGCAACGTTTTGATTTTTTACTTCCCAAAATTGAAGTCCTCTATTACCCCATTCGGAAAATAAAATGTTTAATGATCTTTTAGCAGTTTTAAGTTGGTATCCAGAAGTACCCTGCATACCGATACGTTCGTATGCATCTTCTATAATCTCGTCTATGCCTAGGTTCTTATCGAAAACATAAGAGCCGGAAGTTGTATTAGCCATTTAGCCCCCTATGCGTAATAGGCTGTAAATGAATCTATAGCTGCTAATGTTACATAAGGTGCAGTATCAAATTTAACCCCATTACCACCAAAATTAAAATTTAAAGTATCATTACTTGTACTTCCACCTTTAAGATGAATTTTAATAACACCTGCAGCAGAAGTATTGTCGTGAATAGTTATTTCACCATCTGCGCCAGTTAAATGTGCATTAATACTTATAATTCTACATGGCCCTAAATCTACAGAAGAACCACCTATGTTTCCCTGTAATTCACCAGTCGATGTTAATTCAATAGAAGCTTTAACATCAGATAATTGTGTACCCATAATTTTCTCCTAATTGTGAGCTCCCGAAGGAGCTCACATTATTTTATTACTCAGTATCAGAAGTTGAAGAGAATCCAAAGAGTTTAACTTTGAAAACTGTATCGCTTCCTGGGTCTGAGTTAACAGTAAGTGTTAAAGTAGCTGGTGCTGCTACAGCTGCTGTTGTAGTAGCTGCTAAGTCAACTAAACCACCTAACCCATTAGATGCAAAGTGTCCTTTGAATCCTGCAGAGTTGATAGCAATGCTTGTACTCATAGCATCTAAATATGCATCAGGGTCAGCTGCTGTTCCTACGTCCGTCAAATAAACTCCATTTGTTGAGGCTGTAGTTACAACTACGACTGCTGAAAGACATATGAAATTAGTCGGCATAGTAGCAGTTGAAGTCCCTGTTGTTGCACCGTTTGCAACCGTAACAGATTGTTCAAAAACTTCTAATCCAATATCAGTAATTTTTGCTCCAACACTATTTTTATTAATTATATCAAAACCGTTTTCCGATCGAACCGGTCCTGAAAATGTAGTATTTGCCATAATATTCCTCCTAGAATATTTAAATGTAGTCCCTAGGGGATGTCGACTATACGCGTCTACATTTAAGTTTATTAAAAATGTATAGTGTGATTTTTATACAACAGTTTTTAGTAGAGTGCAAGAGGGCATGCAATGTGGAACAGAATTTTTCCAACGATGTAGCTTTTGATTAAGTAGCTACAGAAACTTGTGGGGCAGCATTTCTGATTGCATTTTCTCTGTCTGCAATCTTAGATTCCTCGGCTTTGATCTCAGTAATAACACCTTTAATTGCATTATCAATTTCGACCATATTAAGAGTATATTTTCCACTTTGCTCATACTCCAACTGCCACTTCAACTCCAAGGATCGTTTTTGTTTGTACAGGTCTAGTATCATCAACCAACTCCTCGTATGTTATGCGACGGGTGTCTCTAAACATTCCCGTTGATTCCCACTTTATACTTTTTTCTCCAATTTTGTCAAGGATTGAATTTTCAATAGATTGAGCATTATCGTCAGCTAAAACTTTAAATTTAGCATGATGATCGTAAGCCCATATATTTACTAGGAATTGTCGCATTTATCCTTTCTAGTGAATGATTGTGGCGGAACTATGTCCCGCCACAAAAAGTTTGTTAAGTATTACGCTCCGGCTGTTCCGAAGATACCTCTAGGGTCTGATACGCCGAAAACGTATCTTTCTCTAGCTTTGTATCTAACGTTGCCAGTATCGAAATCACCTTCCATCTTAGTAGATAGAGGAGTTCTTTCGAAATGTTTCATACCATTTGGCACATCTGTTTTAATGAACCAAGCATCAGTGTCTGTTAAGAAATTATTAACAGTGTATCCTTGAGGAATCATCCCCATAGATTTGATTGCGTTGATATCATTATCAGCAGTTCCAACTCTACCAGCAGACTTCATAAGTCTGTCAGCTGTGAATTGTAGCGCAGATGGGATGATCATCTTCATACCCTTAGCAGCGATTTTTAAACCTCTTTCATCAGTAAGCGCAGCAATATCAATTAATGCTTGCTCCAATGAAGTTTCGTTTAAATCCGAAGCAGTTGCTAGTTGGTTCGAAAACGTTCCAGCAATTGTAGGGTGTGACGCGTTAAACAAAGTTACACCGTCGCCAGAAGTAAAACTACCTCCAGTTTGCCCATTGTTTAATGGGGACGCTGCCTTAACTTGTTTAGTTTGAGCCATAGATCTTGCTAAAGCTTTAGTATATCTAGAAGCCAGTCTATCATACAAGTTATCCTCAATTGCTTCCTCAGTGATAGCAAAAGCGAGAGCAATTGTCTCGTTAGTGTATCTAGCTGTGAAAGTTTCTTGAGCATTATCATATGATACGCCTGAACCTTCCGGTTTTACTTGAGCTGAAGCGAAACCTGACAACATAACTTCCTCTTCGAAAGCTCTGTCAGATGACTCAGTAGTATAAATATCAGCGGACTGATTTTCATACTGTTTGTATTCCAGGCCAAACAATGCGTTTAAACCTGGCTCTAGTTCTTTAACTAGTTGATTACGTGATATAGCCATAATTTATCCTCCTTAAATGCCAGCAGCACAAATGTTGCCTAATATATGTTCGTATATTTGTATACGCCATATACAGCCATTTGAGCTAGCATCTTGGTTGTCTGGGTCTCTGGAGATACCTATTAGTTTAAATTGGTCAGCTGATGTTCCTGCCGAGTCGTATACAGTAGAAGTAGAAACCCAATTAGGGGTTGTACCTGCACCAAGAACTATTTTAGTAGTTCCACCGACGTCTGCTGCTGCCAACGTACTTGTAGCGTTTCTGATCTCGAATATTTGCTGCGGGTCGCTATTAACGAGTGCAGTAATATCACTAGCTGCCACAACGGGTAGATAGTTAGACCAAGTAGGCTTACTTGTAGTTGGATCAGTGTAGAACACACCGTTTAGTGAACCAAGATTGTTTGCTGAAGAGTTAGAAGATCTTAAGATCACTCCATCTGCAGTCAACATAACCATATCATGATGATACATAGCTGCAGAACTTGCTGCTACATTCCATTCACTCAAACCGGCGTTGTTATCGTTCTGACCTATCTTTTGAACCGGTCTCAATCCGAAACCAGTTGTACTTTGATTTGCCATAGTTGTCTCCTTGTGTGACCTGTCCTTGCGGACCTCCAGTCACGGTTAATTTAATCGCTGGTTTGATTGGTTAAAATTTTTAACTTTTCTTACCACCGAAGGTTGTACGAGATTGTCTATCGATTTCGATAGGCATTCCC